TCATTTGCCGTAGTCGGGTCCGGTATCCTGGCGGTAGCGCACGCCCGAGGCCGACATCCTGCCGCCGTCCGCGCTGTTGGCCGATCCGGTGCGGATGCTCATATTGTCGGTGTTGTTATAGAAGTCGTTTCGCGTCGCGCGACTGGAATTATAACCCGTCTCGTTCCAATGCTCCACAACCGGCTTGTTGTGCTCGATCGTCAGGTTGGGATTATCGCGCGCGACGATCTCACCATCCTGGGTAAGCACCTTGCCCTTGTTCGGGCCGCTCTGGATGGTGTTCGCATCGAGGACCTTGTCGCGCACGCCCGCGCGATAGCCACTGGGATATTCGGACGAACGGTTGAGCCGCGAGCCGCCGGTACCGCTCGAGGTGAAGCGGCCATCGGGTCCGCGCTGCGGCCCGGTGGCGGGATTGCGCGGGGTGATGCGGACATTGCCGAAATTGGAGCCGAGCCCGTTTGTGGTGATGGCGTAGCGGCTGTTGAACGCGCTGCCGCCCTTGAACCCCGCGCCACCGCCAAGCATGCCGCCGGCAAAGCCGCCGAGCACGCCGCCGATCGCCTGGCCGGTGGCGCCGAAGCCCATTTGCTGCGCCGCCCACTGGCCGCCCATGCCGCCCAAATGGCCGCCGAGCAGGCCGCCGCCGAACGATCCGAGCGCAACCACCCCGCCATAAGCCGCGGCGATGCCCCCGGTGGCGATCAGGCCGCCGCCGAACGCCATCGCCAGCATGGTGTTGCTGAGCCAGGTCGGTACCTCGGGCTCCATCGGCAGCACCTGCACGCTGGCGCCGCCGATCAGGACGTCGGGCGACCCCGAGATGATCGTGGCCGAGCACGTCATCTTCTCGTCCTTGCGCGCGGCGGGCATGGCGTTGATCAGCACCGTCTCCGCGCCCGTCGCCACCTGCTGCGGCACGCCCGATTCCTTGGCGCAGGGGCCGAGGCCGATGACCGTCGCCGCCTGTGGCAGCTTGTTGGTCATGACGTTGGGCGATCCGGTGGCGATCGCGCCGGTCGGCGGGCCCATCACGGTTCCCCCGATCGCCTGGCCGGCCAGCCCGCCGGCGCCCGCGACGCCGATCGCCGCGCCCACCGCGATCGCGCCGACACCGCCCGTCGCGACGATGAACACGCCCGCCGCGAGGCCGATGGCGAGCCCGGTCAGCAGCCCGCCAAGGGCGGAACTGTGCGCGAACTGGTCCGTCACCCGGGTGGCGGGCAGACCGCTCATTGCGGAAGCGACAGGCTCTGGAGCATCTGGCGGAAGATGGGGCCGTGATCGTCGAACTCGTCGCGGCCGCAGGTGGCGGTGGCGACCATCAGCGCGCCCTCCCCCAGATCGGCGAAGGTGACCCACTGCGCGACCGCGCCCTGCGGCGCCTGCCAGTCGATCATGATCTCGGCCACGGGATGATGATCGTCGACGTTGCGCCAGCGTTCCTGAAACCGCGCCATGCGTTCGCGCATCTCGACCACCTGCCTGTCGAGCAGCGCGTGCATCCGGTGGGGCAGCGCATCGGGCAGGCCGGGGGGCAGGACATCGCGCGTGACGACCATATTGGCGGTGATGCCGGACCGGGCCGGGCCGGGCGCGCTGAGGATCAGCATGGATTTATCGACCCAGCCCGGCGGACTGGCCATCGTCATATTCTGCATGCGACCCCGGTTGCTGCTTTCGGGTGATTATCCTGCGCGATTATAGCGAGCCGGGCGGCGGTGGAAAGAAGAATGGGCGTCCGCAAAGATACTTAACGCCGCGGCGTGCCCGATTCGCGCCGCGCGGTGTCGCGCGCCGCGTGCGTTTCGGCATCTTTCCCGCGGGGCGCGGGCCACTCGGCTGACCAGAGGCTCGTTTCGTCGGGCTATTGGTGAATGCGGCCTGCACAAACGGGGTTAACGCGTTGAAACCATGGAACGCGGGATGATAGGCACCCGTTGTTCGGCCAAGTGATCCGTGGTGGGGAATCCCATGTTCGATAATGATGCTGGCGGCGATCGGCCGCTGTTGTTCGATGACTTCGATCTGGCGCAGGTGCTGGACTATCCGCGCGCGGTGCTGGTTCCCTCGGCGCCGGGCGGGCTGGCGCGTCTGATGCGCGTGGTGAAGGCCGTGCGCGAGGACTAGGGGACTTTCAGGCATGAACTCCCTTTCCGTCGTCGTCCCCCAAGGCGTGCCAACCGGCTGAGCTGTGACACGGATGGGCTATCACCCTAGCCCTCACCCTCGGCGCTGCGCGCCTTTCCCTCTCCCGAAAATCGGAGAGGGAGGATTTTGCCTATTTGGTTAAATTTACTTGACAGCGACACGCTGTTGTGGCACATATCAGGAACGTTGAGAAAGTGTGAGTCGCTCCTGAGGGAGCGGGGAGCGGGCTGGAGCAGATGCTTCGGCCCGTTTGCGTTTGGGGGGCTTATGGCCACGAGAAGCAAGTCGCAAGTCAAGGCGAAGGTGCCGAGCATCGCCGTGCGCAAGGCGTGTTTTCTGGAGGTGCTGCGCGCCACCGCCAATGTCAGCCGCGCCGCGCGCGAGGCGGGATTGTCGAGTTCGACGGTGTACGAGCACCGGGCGCGGCATCCCGCATTCGCCGCCGCCTGGGACGCGGCGGTGGCCGAGGCGCTGGACGAGCTGGAATCGGCGCTGATCGACCGGGCACGCGACGGGGTGGAGAAGCCGGTCTTCTATCGCGGCGAGCAGGTGGGCGCGGTACGCACCTATTCGGATGCATTGGGCATGTTCCTGCTGCGGGCCAAGCGGCCCGAAATCTATGCCCGGCTGGCCAACGACGCGCCCGCGCTGCTGCCCGAGGCGATGAGCCAGGACGAGGCGCGCGCCGAGGTCGAGCGGCGGCTGGACCGGCTGGCGGAGGACGGGAGTGGCGCCGCATGAGCGGATCGCGGGCGTGGGTAACCGCCAACGCGCCCGACCGCGCCGAGCTGTTGCGCGCGGTGGCCGATTGGCGCGGGTTGTTGACCGACTGGCCGTTCTGGGCGGATCCGCGTCAGCTGCCGCCCGAAGGCGACTGGCTGGTATGGCTGATGATGGCGGGTCGCGGCTTCGGCAAGACGCGGACCGGGGCGGAATGGGTGCGCGGCGTGGCCGAGGCCGACGGCGCGGCGCGGATCGCGCTGGTCGGCGCGACGCGCGACGAGGTGCGCAACGTGATGATCGAGGGGCCGAGCGGGGTACTGGCGGTGTCGCCTGTCGCGACGCGGCCGCGCTGGGAGCCGACGCGGGGGCGATTGCTATGGCGCAGCGGCGCCCAGGCGATGGTGTTTTCGGGGGAAACGCCGGACAGCCTGCGCGGGCCGCAGCACAGCCATGCATGGTGCGACGAGATCGCCAAATGGGCCTATCCCAGGGCGACATGGGACAATCTGCGGCTGGGGCTGCGGATGGGCGATGTGCCGCGCGCGCTGGTGACGACGACGCCGCGGCCGATCGCGCTGCTGGATGTGCTCGCCAAGGCCAGGGGCACGGTGCTGGTGAGGGGGCGTACGCGCGACAACCGGCATCTGCCGGAGGCATTTCTGGCGGCGATGGACCATGTCTATGGCGGCACCCGGCTGGGGCGGCAGGAGCTGGAAGGCGAGCTGATCGGCGAGGCCGAGGGCGCGCTGTGGACGCGGGACATGCTGGAGGGATGCCGGGTGCCGCCAGCCGATGGCGGGTGGTCGCGGGTGGTGATCGGCGTCGATCCGCCGGCGGGTTCATTGCGCGGGGTGGGCGATGCGTGCGGGATCGTGGTGGTGGCGCGCGACGGCAAGGGGGTGGCGCATGTCATCGCCGACGAAAGCGTCGCTTGTCGGTCGCCCGAAGCCTGGGCGCGTGCGGTGGCGCGCGCGGCGGTGGTGCATGCCGCCGACCGGGTGGTGGCCGAGGCGAATAATGGCGGGCTGATGGTGGAAAGCGTGCTGCGCGCGGCGGATTATGCGCTGCCGCTGACGCTGGTGCATGCCAGCCACGGCAAGAGCGTACGGGCGGAGCCGGTGGCGGCCTTGTACGAGGCCGGACGGGTGCGGCACCTTGGCGCGTTCCCCGAGCTGGAGGACGAGCTGTGCGGGCTGATCGCCGGCGGCGGGTATCAGGGGCCGGGACGGTCGCCGGACCGCGCGGATGCGCTGGTATGGGCGCTCACCGAGCTGATGCTGGGCAAGCGGCGCGGTGCGGCGGCGGTGCGCGGGCTTTGGGAGTGAGCGCCTAAGTCATTGAAAATCGAATCAGAGTTATCTCCTAGAATCAGTAACTTGACTATGTTCGATAAATGTTCATAATCTGAGGCGGAATATGAGATTGCCATGCAATTCGACCGAAACAAGCTGAAGGCGATTATCCTGTATACATGCGGGAGGTGTCCGCCTGAACAGCTTGGTGCAGTCAAGCTCCACAAGGTTTTGTATTTCCTCGATATGATTTCCTATGCCCTTTCCGGTCACCCGGTGACGGGGGCTGTGTACAAGAAGCGTCCATTCGGACCCACCTGTGTGCCGCTGCTGCCTGCCTTGGCAGAAATGCAGCGTGATGGTCAGCTGGACATCTCGCATTCGGAATATTTCGGATACTCCAAGACGCAATATGCTGCGCTACAAGCGCCTGATCTGGAACAATTATCCGAAATGGATCTGGCGCGCCTTAATGAAGTGATCGACTTCGTTTGCTACGCGAATACGGCGCGCACGATCAGCGAATTCAGTCATCAGGCGCCTTGGGAAATGGCCGAACTCGGTGACGTGATCGGCTACGATACGGCATTGCTGCTGTTTCCTTCACAGGCCTCTGCCGAGGCACTGGATTTGGTTGAAGCGGGGGAGCGGGCGTTTGCGAAGGCGGGATCGGCGCGAGATACCGTGGGTCGTTCGACATACGGAGATTTTCGAGGCCGCGTTCTTTCGCATTTTGGCACCGCATGAGCATCTCGCCGCGATCGAAGTTCTAGACGCGTTCGAAAAGCAGGCGAAAATCGATCCCCGGATGCCAGGGGACGAACATCCCGCCATCGCCGATTTATGGGTATTCGAAACGCCGAGTGGCATAGTCCGCCTTCCAAGGCTCGTCGTTAGCTACACCATCGATGACGAAGGCGGTTTCGTCGATATGTGTAATCTGTACCGGCTTTAGGGCCAGCACCTACGCATCAGCTCAACAGGAGCCACAAATGAAGATCTTCGGCAGGAAGTCTGCCGGGCGGGCTGAGGCGCGTCCGGTGTTTTCGCGTGTGTCCGGTGTAGGCGCATGGCCCCAGTCCTACGAGGCGCAGGTGCGCGAGGGGTATCTGGGCAACGCCATCGCCCAGCGCGCGGTGCGGCTGGTGGCCGAAGGGGTTGGCGGGGCGCCGTGGGAGGCATCGGACCCGGCGTTGCTGGCGCTGGCCGAGGCGTCGAGCGGAGGGCAGGGGCTGATCGAGACGATCGCGGCGCAATTGCTGCTGCACGGCAATGCCTATGTCCAGTTGCTGACCGATAGCGGTGGCGTGCTTCGCGAGTTGTTCGCGCTTCGGCCCGAGCGCGTGACGGTGGAGGCCGATGCGGGCGGGTGGCCGGTGGCCTATCGCTATGCCGTGGGCGGGCGGACGGTGCGGTTGTCGGTGGCCGATCCGGCACGGCCCGAGCTGGTGCATATCAAGGCGTTCCATCCGCTCGACGACCATTATGGCCTGGGCTGCCTGGGTGCCGCGGCAGGGGCGATCGCGGTGCACAATGCCGCGGCGCGGTGGAACAAGGCCTTGCTCGACAATGCAGCGCGGCCTTCGGGTGCGCTGGTCTATGAGCCGGGCGATGGATCGGCGATGTCGGGCGAGCAGTTCGACCGGGTGCGCGCCGAAATGGAGGCGGGGTTCGCCGGGGCGGGGAATGCCGGGCGGCCGATGCTGCTGGAGGGCGGGCTCAGGTGGCAGGCGCTGTCGCTGTCGCCCGCAGACATGGATTTCGCCGGGACCAAGGCGGCGGCGGCGCGCGAGATCGCGCTAGCCTTCGGGGTGCCGCCGATGCTGCTGGGGCTGCCGGGGGATTCGACCTACGCCAATTACAAGGAAGCCAACCGGGCGCTGTGGCGGCTGTCGATCCTGCCACTGGCCGAGGCGATCGGGAGCGCCATCGCGCAAGGGGTGCGCGGATGGTTTCCGGATGCGCGGTTGGGGATCGACCTGAACCATGTGACGGCGCTGAGCGAGGACCGCGAGCGGCTGTGGCGGCAGGTCTCGGGGGCCGACTTCCTCAGCCGCGAGGAGAAGCGCGCGATGCTAGGGCTGGGTGCAGGTCAGGCTTGAGCGATCCCAGGTGCCGCCGGCCTTCTGGCATTTGAGACCGCGCAGCAGCGGCATCGCGAAGAAGGCGGCGAGCAGCGCGGCGAGGAACGCCATCAGGACGATGCGGCGACGGGAACGCATGACTGCGGACTAGGCGGCACGCGGGCGCGCGGCAAGCGGAGGGTTTCATGGGTGACGAGATGATGCTGGCGCGGCTGATGGCGCAGGCGGAGGCGCTTGGCGGCGATCTGTCGACGATCACCGCCATCGCCGAGGAGGCGAGCGAGGCGGGGGCGCGGCGGGCCTTGTCGCGGATCGGACTGTCCGACGAGGCGGCGGGGGCCGATGTCGCCGAACTGCGCGAGCTGCTGCGGGCGTGGCGCGACGCCAAGCGATCGGCGTGGAAGGCGGCGGTCGGCTGGGTGGTGCGGATGGCGCTGGCGCTGGTGCTGATCGGGGTCGCGGTGAAGCTGGGGTTCGGCGCGTGGGTTCGGTGAGAGTTGATGGTTAGCGCTAGAAACTTGCCAAGGAAAATTGCATATTCATCTTGACATGAAATTTGGGATTTGCCTTGGCCATTAAAATATAGCATTTCGCACTTATATCCGATTGCCGATGGATCGGGATATGACGTTGACGGTTTGTCAAACGTTACCGTTCATCAAGCGTGCAGCGGATTAGTCGTATGTAGGGCAATACGGCGTATGGAGGTAGTTATGTCGGAGCATGAGAATGGAAAGGCCGAGTGCCCGTTCTCGGGCCACGGCGAAGATTTGATTAACGTCAAGTTTTTTCGCGGCCGCCGAGACGGGGTCATAACGGCTGAGGAAATTCGTGAGGAAGCCCGATCTGCATCAATGCAGGTCAGGTTCAAGACGGCGACCGTCTCGCGAGAGGCGCCTGTAAGTGTGCATCCCGCAATCAATGTGCGGGATTTTATTGCAACCTTGTAAAAGGCGTCGAAAAGCGTTTAATCAAGAAGGCCCGGTTCACGCCGGGCCTTTCTGTTTGGGGCTCCGATGAAGGTTACTGAACTTATCCAGCAGTTTGCGGTGCTGGAAACTCTGCCCGTGGACGTAAACGACGTGTTGAAGTGCCTGCGTGCACATGGACATGACGATAATATCGAGTTCATTGGTGTGGACCTCAACCCTGACATTCTGCAAGGTCAGATCAAGGTCTTTTACGTCCGGGATGGTTTGTACGCTGCCGATCCTCAGAGGATGGCAAATATTTATTATCATCGTGGGCATGAGCGAGATTGGCAGCGAATGATATGCTGCAAAGAGCTGATCCATCTTCTTGATCCCACGACTGCGCATTCTAAAACACCTGAGGCCATCGACGAGCTTGCGGAGCGGATTGGCCTCCCTCCTGAAATGCAAAACCCAGGCGGTGATGGTTTAGCAGCAAACATTGATCGGTTGGCAGAGTACCGAGCATTGGCGTTGTTGTTTCCTTTGGCTGCTCGTAACCTTTTGTTGGAACCATACCGGGACGGAAAGATCAGGCTCGCTGACATTGCGCGCATGGCAGATATTCCTTCCCGTTATGTGGGGTTTGTCATGCACGAGGTTTGGGAAACCGCTCACGATATCCTGACTCGAGAGTAAGCCACCCTATAACGAGAAAAAATAAAGCCGCCTGATGATCCAGGCGGCCTTTTTCGTCTGGAGCAAGCACATGGTAGAAGCGATCAAACTGCGCTTCGCCGGCTATGCCGCGGTGTTCGATGCGCCTGATCGGGGCGGGGATATCGTGCGGCCTGGGGCGTTTGCCGGCGTCGCGGGCGAGGCGCCGCTGCTGTGGCAGCATCGCGGCAAGCCTGTCGGGCGGGCGCGGGTGCTGGGCGAGGATGCGCGCGGGCTGCGCGTGATCGGCGTGGTGACCGATCCCGGACTCGCGGCGCTGGTGCGCGGCGGCGCGGTGGCGGGGCTGTCGTTCGGTTACCGGGTCAGGCGGGGGCGGCAGGGAACATATCGTGAACTTGAGCGGCTCGAACTGACCGAGGTGAGCCTGGTCAGGGAGCCGATGCAGCCGCTGGCGCGGGTGCACAAGATCGAGGGGTAGCATTCCGCGCGTGTCGCGCGGCCCCTCCACCACCCTGCGGGTGGTCCCCCTCCCCGAGCAAGCTCGGGGAGGATTAATTTCAACGAGGAGACGGGGAATGAGTGAACTTGAGACGAGCTTTGCCGCGGTCGAGGCGGCGGGTGTAGTGGCGGGGCGGCCGCCCCTGAGCGGGGCCTCGGCGCACCGCGACGCGGCGTTTGCCGGGTTCCTGCGGACGGGCAGCGATGTCGAGACCAAGGCGTTCACCGGGGTGACCGGCGAGGCGGGCGGCTATGCCGTGCCGCGCGAGATCGATGCGGTGATCGATGCGACGCTGAAGTCGGTCTCGCCGATCCGCGGCATCGCCAATGTGGTGCAGGTGGGGTCCGCCGGATATCGCAAGCTGGTCGCGGCGGGCGGCACGCCGTCGGGCTGGGCGGCGGAGACCGCCGGGCGGCCCGAGACGGGGACGCCCGCGTTCAACGAGATCGCGCCGCCGATGGGCGATCTCTACGCCAACCCCGCGGCGAGCCAGGCGATGCTCGACGACGCCGCGTTCGATGTCGAGGCGTGGCTGGCCGACGAGATCGCGATGGAGTTCGCCAAGGCCGAAGGCGCGGCGTTCGTCGGCGGGACGGGGGTAAGCCGGCCCAAGGGCTTCCTGACCTACACCACCGCGGCGACCGGCGATGTGGCGCGCGCATTCGGCACGCTGCAATATCTGGCGAGCGGCGCGGCGGGCGATTTCGGCAGCAATCCGGCGGATCGCCTGATCGACCTCGTCCACAGCCTGCGGTCGCCTTACCGGCAGGGCGCGGCGTTCGTGATGAACGCTTCGACGCTGGCGGGCATCAGGAAGTTCAAGACCACCGACGGCGCGTTCCTGTGGCAGCCGAGCCTGCAGGCGGGATCGCCCGCGACGCTGCTGGGCTATCCGGTGATCGAGGCGGAGGACATGCCCGATGTAGCGGCGAACTCGCTGTCGATCGCGTTCGGCAACTTCAAGGCTGGCTATCTGATCGCCGAGCGGGCCGAGACGGTGATCCTGCGCGATCCCTATTCGAACAAGCCCTTCGTCCATTTCTACGCGACCAAGCGCGTCGGCGGGGCGGTGAGCAATTCGGAGGCGATCAAGCTGATGAAGTTCGCCGCCTCGTAAACGAGGCGGTGGCAAGCTGATGAAGTTCGCGGCTTCGCAAGGCGGGGGCGAGGCCGCGACGAGGGGTTCCATGTTGGGTGGTGGCGCGGAACCCCTCAATCCTTTTTCCAAGAAGACCGGGGGCAAGCATATGACCTGTTCAGCGAGCGGCGCGCTGCGCCGGGCCGCGGCGTGAGCGCGCCTGCTATTCCGCCCGCGGTGGCGGCCGAGGCGTTGCCGGAGTGCAAGGCGTATCTGCGGATCGCGCGCGATGACGAGGATGCCGATCTGGCGCGCTTCGCCGCGACCGCGCTGGCGATGGGTGAGGCGTTCCTGGGGTGCGCGCTGATCGTGCGCGATCACGAGGCGGTGCTGCCCGCGCTGGCGGCCTGGCAGCGGCTGGCAGTGGGGCCGGTGCGGTCCATCGCGCCGGTTCGGGGGTTGCCTGCCGAGGGGGCGGCATTCGACCTGATGGTCGGCGATTACGCCGTGGATATCGACGCCGCCGGCGATGGCTGGGTGCGGATGAACCGGCCCGGTGCCGCCGGGCGGGTGAACGTTTCGTTCGAGGCGGGGCTGGCGCATGGCTGGGCGGGACTGCCCGAGCCGATCCGCCAGGGGGCGATGCGGCTGGTGGCGCATCTCCACGGCGAGCGCGACGGCAGCATGGCGGCGCCGCCGGCGGCGGTAACAGCGCTGTGGCGGCCGTATCGGCGGCTGCGCGTGGCGGTGGCGGAGAAGGCGTCGTGATCGCGCGGGCGGAGGCGCTGGCGCGCGCGATGGCGGAGCGGCGCGCGGCGATGATGCGCGCCGAACTGGCCGAGGGGTGGCGGGAGCTGGCCGGGCTTTCGGTGGAGGAGGCGGGCGGCGAGGTGATCGTCGAAGGGCGGCGGCTGCGGCTGCGCGCGCTGACCGATCCCGCCTTTCGGGAGATGGGGCGGTGAGCGCCGAGGCGGTGCTGTGCGCGGCGATCCGCGAGACGCTTCAGCCGCTGGCGCTGAACGGCATTTACGACGCCATCCCGGCGCGGGCGCGCGAGCCGTTCGCGGTGGTGGAGGCGGGCGCGGTGGCCGACTGGTCGGTCAAGGATCGGCGCGGGCGCGAGCTGCGGCCGGCGGTATCGATCGTTGCCGCGGGCGACGATCCTGGCCGCTTGCGCGGGCTGCTGGCCGATGCCGCCGAGGCGATCGAGGCGATGCCGCCCGGTCTGCCGGGGTGGCGGATCGTATCGTGCGTCCTTCTCCGCGCCCGCCACGCGCGCGAGCGCGAGGGGCGGTGGCGCGGGATGATCGAATTTCGGGTGCGGATGATGGAGGGTTTATGAGCGCGCAAAAGGGTAGCGCCTTCCTGTTGAAGGTGGGCGATGGGGCGACGCCGGTGAGTTATGCCACGGTGGCGGGGCTCAGGACGACGCAGCTTTCGGTGAACGGCGAGATGGTGGCGATCACGTCGAAGGATTCGGGCGGGTGGCGCGAATTGCTGTCGGGTGCGGGGGTGCGATCGGTGAGCGTATCGGCCGCGGGGATCTTCACCGGATCGGCGGCGGAGCTGCGGGTGAAGGCGAGCGCGCTTTCGGGCGCGATCGACGATTACCGGCTGGCCTTCGAAGGCGGCGAGACGCTCACCGGGCGTTTTCTGGTGACGCGGCTGGACTATGCCGGGGATCATAATGGCGAGCGGAGCTATACGTTGAATTTGGAGAGCAGCGGGCCGGTGGTGGCTTCGTGAGCGCCAATCCCGCGCGCGGGGAGGCGTCGTTGCGCGTGCATGGCGAGGCCGTGGTTCTGCGGCCCAGCTTCGCCGCGCTGGTGGCGGCGGAGCAGGAGCTGGGGCCGCTGTTCGCATTGGTCGAGCGCGCGGCGGACGGGCGGCTGGCGCTGGGCGAGATGGTCGCGCTGTTCTGGCACTGCGCGCCCGAGGGGAGCAGCCGCGAGGCACTGGGCGAGGCGGTGGTGGCGCAGGGGCTGGCCGGCGTGATGCCGGTGCTGCGGGTGCTGCTGGGGCAGATTCTGCAGGGGCGGTGATGTCCGGTCCCCAGCCCATCCCCGTTCGTCCTGAGCTTGTCGAAGGACTGCACTTCTTCGCTGAGCGCGGAAAGAAGGACGGTGCTTCAACAGGCTCAGCACGAACGGTTTTTGGGGAAAGCGCTTCGCGTCTCGCCGGTTTTGCGGGGGCTTTCCTGCACTGGGCGCCGGACGCCTTCTGGCGCGCGACGCCGGCCGAGCTGGCTTGCGTCGTCCGGGTGCTGGCGGGCGAAGACACCGTGCCGCCCGATGCGGCGACGATCCGCCAATTGATGGAGGCATTTCCCGATGGATGAGGAGATCGAGCGGCTGATCGTCAGCGTGCGCGCCGACACCGGCGCGTTCGCGCGCGATGTCGCGGAGATGCGCGGACAGATCGAAGGGCCGCTGGCGGCGGGGGTGGACCGCGCCGGGCAGGCGATCGAGACGTCGCTGCTGCGCGCGGTGCGGAGCGGATCGCTGGGGTTCGAGGATCTGCGGCGGGTGGCGCTTTCGGTGATGTCCGAGATCGCTTCGAGCGCGATCCGGAGCGGAATCGCCTCGATCGGCGGAGGCGGACAGGGCGGCGGGGGTGGGCTGCTGACCGCGATCGCCGGGCTGTTTGCCGGTGCGCCTGGGCGCGCGACGGGCGGGCCGGTTTCGCCGATGCGGCCCTATTGGGTCGGCGAGCGGGGGCCCGAGCTGTTCGTGCCGACGTCGAGCGGGCGCGTGGAGGCCGGTGGCGGCGGGGCGCGCGATGTGCGGGTGGCGATCTCCGTGAATGCGGGTGCGGGCGTGGATGCGCCGCAGGCGCTGGCGCGGTCCGGCCGGCAGGTGGCGCGGGCGGTGCGCGCTGCGTTGGAACAATGAAGTGTGGGGCGGAGGGCTGAGCGATGGGCTGGTGGCTGGCCGACAAGGCGCGCGAGACAGGGTTCATCACACGGTTCGACCCGGCGTACTGGACGGTCAATTTCCCGCGGCCGGTGATGGCGTCGGTCGTCACCACCGCCTGGGACGCGCTGCGGGTGGATGCGGTGTTCTACCGCGCGGGCGATCTGGCGGGGCTGATCTGGGAGGCGGAGGACCGGCACGACCATGTGCTGCTGGCCTATGAGACCGCCCGCGATTTCCGCAATTGCCGGTTGTCGTTCCGCTGGCGGTCCTCCGGCGTGCTGGCGCTGGACGCGGTCAACGGCCCGACGCTGACGATCGAGGGGCGCGATGCCTCCGGCGCGCCGCGCAGCTGGTATGTGCGGCTGTGGAACTATGCCGCCGGGACGGCGGAGGACGCCCTGGTCAGCCTGGACTTCGCCGACCTCGATGGCGGGTTCCTGCTGCCGGGCGAGGCCGATCCGGTATGGGCGGGGGACGTCGACCGGATGTTCGTCAGCCTGGTGCCGCCGGGGTTCGTCGAGGGGAGCGAGGCGCTGCTAGCAGCACCCGCCCAGGGGTGGGTCGAGCTGTCGGGCATGCGCTGCGAGGGAGCCGGCAGCGTGCTGGCGATCGGCGATACGATCGTGCCCGAGCATGGCCTGCGGATCGCGGGGGGTTATGACGACAGCTACAACCTGACGCCCGAGCGGCTGCTGCGGGGCGCATACCGGCTGGGGTATCGCGGCGACCTCGTCCATTATGTCGGGATGAGCCATTATTTCCGGCTCGAGGGCGTTGGCGGCGGGCTGTATATCAGCCTGACGGGCGGGGCGCTCAACGGGCCTTGCGCGGCGTGGCATGCCGATTTCCTGGCGCGGGCGGGCGCGCTGGGGTTCAGGCCGATCCTGTCGCTGAGCTACGAACTGTTCGACGCGCATTGCTGGAACGACTGGAAGCAGCGGGCGTCCGACGGATCACCCGGGCTGACGGGGTGGGAGCCGCCGTCCGCCCTGCTGTCGCCGGCGCATGACGGGGCGATGGGGTATCTGCAGGCGGTCGGGCGGGCTTTCGCCTATCTGGCGCGGGTGGCCGGTGTTCCGGTGCGATTCCAGGTGGGCGAGCCGTGGTGGTGGGTGACGCCCCCCGGATCGGGGTCCGGGGCGGGTGCGCGCAAGCTGTGCCTCTACGATGCGGCGGCGGTGGCGGCGCTGCCGGCGCATGATCCGATCGACGATGTGCGGGCGCCGATGGATGCCAGTCAGATCGCGGCGCTGGATGCGGCGGGGGCGTTGCTGGCGGCGTCGACCGCGGCGTTGATCGCGGCGGTGCGGCTGGACGGGCCGGCCGAGGCGCTGTTGCTGGTCTATCTGCCGACAGTGCTCGACGCCGCCGCGCCCGAGCTGCGGCGGGCGAACGTGCCGCTGGGCTGGGCCGCGCCCGCGTTCGATGTGCTGCAGCTGGAGGATTATGACTGGGTCACCGAGGGGCGCGCCGGGCAGACCGGGCGCGGCGTGGCGGTGGCCTCCGCGCGGCTGGGGTATCCGGAAGGCGAGCAGCATTATTTCAGCGGGTTCGTGCTGCTGCCCGAAAGCCGGGCGCAATGGGCGCGGATCGCCGATGCGGCGGCGGCGAGCGGGGCGAAGGAGCGGTTCGTCTGGGCGCTGCCGCAGGTGATCCGCGATGGCTTCGTATGGTTCGAATTGGGGGAGGACGGCGTGCAGGCGTTCGACGATGTGCTGTTTCCGCTGGGCGTGGGGCGCGAGGCGGAGGTGGCGCCGGGCTTTTCGACCGTGATCGTGACCTCGGCCGGCGGCGCCGAGAGCCGCAACGCCGATTGGGCCGAGGCGCGGACATCCTATGATGTCGGGCCGGGGGTGCGCAGCGAGGCGGATATCGCCGAGTTGCTCGCCTTCTTCCGCGCGCGGATGGGCGCGGCGCGGGGCTTCCGCCTGCGCGATCCGTTCGATGCCGAAGGGATGGGGCAGTTGATCGGGCTGGGCGACAGGATCGTGACGCGGTTCCCCCTGGTGAAATATTATGGCGATAGCGCGCGGCGGATCACGCGGCCGGTGGCAGGATCGGTGCGGGTGCGGGTCGACGGCGTCGAGATCGCGGGGTGGTCGCTGCTGGCGGGGGGTGTCGTCGAGCTGGACGAGGCGGCGGGCGACGGCGTGGAGGTGCGCGCGGATTTCGCCTTCGACGTGCCGGTCAGGTTCGCCGAGGACCGGCTGGCGGTGAACCGGGCGACGTTCCTGGCGGGGGCGGCGGTGTCCGTGCCGCTGGTCGAGGTGCGCGAGGCATGAGCGACGGGCTGACCAGCTGGGCGATCTGCTGGCGGATCGCGCGGCGCGACGGGGTGGCGATCGGGCTGACCGGGCATGACCGCGATCTTGTCATCGACGGCCTTGCCTATCGCGCGGCGCCGGGGATGGTGCCTTCGGCCATCGAGCGGAGCGACGGGATCGACGCCGAGATGATGGAGGTGGCGGGGGCGCTGACCGCCGCGGCGATCACCGAGCGCGATCTGGTCGCGGGGCGGTGGGACGGGGCCGAGATACGGGTATTCGCGACCGACTGGACCGCGCCGGGGGAAATGCTGGCGGTGCTCGGGACCGGGTCGATCGGCGCGGTGTCGGTGAAGGATGGCGGGTTCACTGCCGAGCTGCGCGGGCCGGGCGCGGCGCTGGACACGGCGGTGAACGAGACGACCAGTCCCGATTGCCGGGCCGAGCTGGGCGACAAGAGGTGCCGCGTGGCGATGGCGGGGCGGCGGTTTGTCGCGCGGGTGGTCTCGATCGACGAGGCCGAGCTGACGATCAGCGTGGCGGGCGGATTCGGCGGCGGGCGGCTGCGGTGGCTGACGGGGCTCAATTCGGGGCTGGAGAGCGCGGTTCTGATCGCGGCGGGGGCGGTGCTGACCTTGCGCGAGCCGCCCGCCTTCGTGGCGGTGGCGGGCGACCGGCTGGAGGTGTCCGAGGGGTGCGACAAGACGCTGGCGACCTGCCGGTCGCGCTTTGCCAACGCGGCGAATTTCCGGGGCGAGCCGTTCCTGCCGGGGATCGATCTGCTGACGCGTTATCCGGGGGCTTGAATTGATGGATGAGGTGGTGGCGCGGGCGCGGGGGTGCCTTGGCGCGAGGTTCCGGCTGCACGGGCGCGATCCGGCGACCGGGCTCGATTGCGTCGGGCTGGTCGCATGGGCGCATCGGCGCGGGGATGCGCCGACGGGGTATCGGCTGCGCGGCGGATCGCGGGAAGGCTATGCGGCGATGCTGGCGGCGGCGGGGCTGCGGCGGGTGGAGACCATTTTGCCGGGCGACGTGCTGCTGTGCGCGAGCGGGCCCGGGCAGTTCCATCTGGGGATCGCGAGCGAGGCCGGGCTGATCCACGCCGATGCGGGGCTGGGGCGGGTGGTCGAGCGGCCGGGCGAGGCGCCCTGGCCGGTGGTGTCGTGCTGGCGGCTTGGGAGGCAAGGCTGATGGCGACAGTGGTGCTGACCGCAGTGGGAACCGCCATCGGCGGCCCCATAGGCGGGGCGATCGGATCGCTGCTGGGGCAGGTGATCGACCGCGAGATCATCTTCAGGCCGAAGGGACGCGAGGGGCCGCGGCTGGCCGAGCTGTCGGTCCAGACATCGACCTATGGCGCGCCGATCCCCAAATTGTTCGGCACGATGCGGATTGCCGGGCAGGTGGTGTGGGCGACCGACCTGAAGGAGAGCCGCGACACCGAGGGCGGCGGCAAGGGGCAGCCCTCGACCACGACCTACAGCTATTCCGCATCGTTCGCGGTGCTGCTGTCGGCGCGGGCTATTCGTGGGGTGCGGCGGATATGGGCCGATGGGAAGCTGTTGCGGGGCGTGGCGGGGGACTTCAAGTCGCGCACCGGATTCCGGCTGCACCTGGGCGGCGAGGATCAGGCGGCGGACCCGCTGATCGCATCGGCCGAGGGCGTGGGGCAGACCCCGGCGATGCGCGGGTGCGCCTATGCGGTGTTCGAGAATCTGGCGCTGGCGGATTTCGGCAACCGCATCCCTTCGCTGACCTTCGAGGTCGAGGCCGATACCGGCGCGATAGCGCTGGGGGCGATCGTCGAGGGCGTATCGGGCGGTGCGGTGCGGAGCGATCTGGCGCTGCCGGTCGGCGGGTTCTCCGGCTATGGCGACAGCGTGCGCGGGGTGATCGCGCCGCTCGCCGAGATCGCCGGCGCGCGGTTTGCCGAGCGCGACGGCGTGCTGTGGGCCACCGGCGGCGCGGACGCCGGCGAGATCGCCGCGCTGGGCGCCGCGGCGGACGGCAAGCGCGGCGGGCGGCTGGAACGCGATGTCGCCGCGCTGGAGACGGTGCCGCGCCGCGTGACGATCGCGCATTACGACGCGGCGCGCGACTATCAGATCGGCGCGCAGCAGGCCGCGCGCGGCGGGCCGGGGCGGCGGGATGGCCGGATCGAGCTGGCGGCAGCGGTTTCCGCAGGCGGTGCGAAGCTGCTGGCCGAGCAGGTGCTCGCCCGGGCGATGGCGGCGCGCGCCACACGGCGGGTGCGGGTGCCCTGGTCGCCTGTCGTTCCCGAACCCGGCGCGAGCGTGCGCGTGGCCGGAGACGCGGCGCGCTGGCGGGTGACGGGGGTCGCGATCGAAAGGCTGGTGGCGGAGATATCCCTGACGCGGATCGCCGGCGGATCGGCGGCGGCGCTGCCGGCGACGCCGGGACGGGTGCTGGGCGAGGTCGATGCGGCTGCGGGCGCGAGCCGGATCGAGGCGTTCGAGCTGCCGCCCACCGGCGACGCGCCGCTGATGCAGCCCCGGCTGCATATCGCCGCCTGTGGCGAGGGGCCGGGGTGGCGCGGGGCGGGCATATTGGTGCGGACCGAGCCCGACGGCGGCTGGGCGGTCGCCGGGCGGATCCGGCTGGCTTCGGTGATGGGAACGCTCGAAAGCGCGCTTTCGCCCGCGGCGGCCGGGCTGATCGACCGGCGATCGATGATCGAGGTCGCGCTGGCGCATGACGGCATGATGCTCGCCGATGCCGACGATGCCAGCCTGGATGCGGGGGCCAATGCCGCACTGATCGGCGACGAGCTGGTGCAGTTCGCCCGGGCCGAGCCGCTTGGCGGCGCGCGGTGGCGGATATCGGGGCTTTGGCGCGGGCGGCGGGGAACCGAGGGGGCGATGGACGCGCAAGCGGCGGGAACGCGCTTCGTGCTGATCGATCCCGCGGCGCTGCTGGCGGTCGATCTGCCGCCCGGGACGATCGGCCGGACCGTCGATGCAAGCGCGAGCGGGGTTGGCGATGCCGAGCCGGCGGCCGCCAGCGCGGGCATGAGCGGGCGATCGGTCGCGCCGCCTGCGCCTGTGCACGCGCGCGCCACCGCGCTCGGCGATGGCGGCCTGCTGATCGGCTGGACGCGGCGGAGCCGGACCGGCTGGGCGTGGCGTGACGGCGTGGATGCGCCACTGAGCGAGGAACGCGAGGCGTATCGGCTGACCATCACGCGCGGCGACGGCTCTGTGCGGGCCATCGAAACCGCGAATCCCGGCTGGACCTATCCGGCAGCGGCGTTGGCTGACGACCGGAGCATGGGGCCGGTAGGCCTGACCATCGCGCAGATCGGAACGCATGCCGCGTCCGTGCCGCTCACCATGACCATTTAA